CTATCATAGCCGCGCATGAGAAGAGGGTCGTTACGGCGTAATTTAATTCCGTATTTACGATTTGCACGGAAACGATCCGCTGGGCTTACGCCTGATTTAAAGGCTGCAGTGCAAATATATGTGTCACCGGGGCCACCTTCTCCGGCATCGCTATCTGCTTCCGCTGCCGCTCGTCCTCCGGGGCCATAGTCGGGGTCTACCGTTGATTGTGGAGAGTACATACCCTCTAACTCACTTCGTTCCTGTGCCGCTGCTGCTTGTGCTGCTGCTGCCGCTGCTGCTGCCTCATCAGGTGCTGCTAATCCTTGCGCCTCATACCCCGGTGCGCTTACGCCGCTTGGGCCAATGCTAGGGGGTGCATCATCGTAACCGAAATCTAAATCGCCAGATACGTTAAGTTCAGCAACTACCTCCTCTGCCACCTTTTTATCTCTAGCAATATTAAAGGTATTAAAACCTGTTCTTGACATTGTTTTAGTAGCAACATCTATAGAACTATTACTAGGATTTGGGCTATTATAACTAGCTGCAGCATTTTCGGCTGCTTGGCTTACCTGTGCTTCATAATCTGCCACTGAAAGGGGGGCTGCTCTAAAACTTTTTAAAGCTTCCCGCTCTGCTCTTGATTTTGCAACACTTAAAGAACGCTCTGTTCTTTGTAAGTCTTCTAATTTAGTTTCTACTACTCCAAACTGCTCTACTTGATTAAGATACTGTTCATTAAAATCTTTTAAAGAAACACCATATTCTTGAACTATTGCCTGTTCTAACTCTCCCTTAAATGCTTCTGCAGCCTCTTTTGGTGCTTGACCTGCTGCTACTTGTAGTTCTTCAGTAGGTCTATCAAGGGGGACGCCTAACCTTTGAGCCATGTTAGCCACTTTTGCTTTAGTGTCAGCCTCTAATTCAGCTTCTTGATCTGGAAGGTCTGGGTCATATGTGGTAAATCCTTGAACAACAGATGCTTCATTAAGGTCTTGATATCCTATCTGCGATATAGGTGTATTTGGATCAAGAGCATTGAAATCAACCTGAAGGCTTGTGTAAGTAGCGCCGGGGACATTTGAAAAATCAAAATCTACTGCTAACATATCGCCCTCTACAGTAGACCCTGAAAAACCAGTTACTCCGTCACCAAGGTTAACGCCCGGATTATTAAAAGCAGCCGCCATGCCTCTTGCACGTTGATCTATCATGTCGGTGTAACCCACCGCTTTTAAACCATACTGTGCTGCAGTAAAAATAGAACCAACAGGTCCTAACATTCGTGACACAAACCCCGGAGTTACAAGTTTCCCCGTCTTTGCATCAAAGTTAAAAGCTACTTTACCGCTTGGTAAATCGTAAGTTACGTTAGCAGGAGTTAAAGTGCCGAACTCCATCTGCCTACCAAACGCTTCCATGGCTTGATCAGGGTTTGTTATTGCAGTGTAAATGCCCTCAATATATTCACCAACATTCTTAGCCGCTCTATCCAATAAAGAACTTATAGTAACACCCTGATTGATAAGGTCTCTTGCTTGTGCAGCCTTTTGCCCCACTGCTACAGCAGCATTAAGCGCATTAGCCGCACTAATAGGATCTGTTATATTTACATTTGTTAAAGCCGTTGCAGCGTTTTGAGCGCCCACAAAATTAAAATCCCCTAAACCTTGCGTTGCTAAACCAGAAGCAAAATCCGTGAGATTAGCCCCTCGCCCAAAGCTTCCAAGAGCGCCCCCAAACAGACTAGCAGCCAACCCCGGATTAGTGAGGTTAGATATGTCTTGAAGTTCCGTACTCGTTGTCGTATCAAGGCCAATATCTGAAGTTTGTGGGTCAGCGTCGTCTCCTGTCGTAACTCTGGAAGGTCCAAAGACCTGTTGAAATTGTTGTTGTACTGGTTGTGCTGCGGGTGTAACTCTAAGTGGTCCTGCAAGGTTAGCTAAATCGCTAGCGAATGTAGATGCTCCAGTAGTAACACGGCTAAGTGTGTTTGAGTCTAACTCATCTATACGAGTAGCCGCACTAGACCTAAAAGTCTCTACGCTAACAGGATCAGCAAAGTTCACCTCGTCAAGAAGATCACCAAACAAATCCTCAATGGCTAATCCAGAGGTAGAAGCTGTCGCTACAGACAGATCATCTCTTCTACGTTTAACACCTAGCCCCTCAATGTCGAGAGACTGAGATCCACCACCTACATCAATAGTGGCTTCAGGAATAGCTTCCAAGGTCACAGGTTTAGCAGATGCTGCCCCTGCGCTTTGTAGTGCCTCTGCTATATCAGTCGCCACGTTTATTATATTCTTTCTGTTGTGTGTTAACCTGCGTCTTCAGGGATAGGAGGTGATCCACCACCTGCACCTTGCCCTGCAGCAAGCGCATCTCTGAGTCCGATTTCTCCACCACCAGCAGGGCCTGACTGCGCTCCTTCAGGTCCTTGAGGTAAGTCTCCAGACTGTCCCATGCCGCCGGGTTGTTGACCAGCGGCAGCAGGGTCTGGCATGTTTCCTTGTTGAGCATTTAGTCCTCTCAATACCTCTGCAAAGATTTGTGCATCGTTGATGTCGTTTACCAACAGATCAGGATCAATGTCCTGTGCAATGGCTAGCTCTCGTACAAGGTTTGGAATCTTGATAAACGGAGCAAGCATTGGATTTGCCACCGTTTGTAGCAGCGCGGTTAGACGCTGACTACGAACCTCTTTCTGCATGACTGCAGCGGTCCCTTGTGGCTTGATCTCCAAATCTCCCTGTATCTCAGGACGGTCATCTGTGAACTGCATATTCCAAAAGAAGAAGCACTCACCGAGCGGCTTGAGAAGAAAATCGTCAATATTCTTTATTACAGTTTTAACACTTAGGTTAGCACCACCTAGCAGCATACTTAGTCCTGCAGCGGTACGTCCTGTACCAGACACACCCGTCTGTCCATGCATAATGCTGGGTAGTCCAGTTTCTTCATCGGCTAATTGTCGTGCAGCCTGATACATCTGTATGTTTTCACCAGCGGTGTTTGGAAACTTTACAGCATTGATAGCTGTGCCAGTAACACCAGACTGTCGCCTAAACACTTTACCCGGATAGATATCATAGTTCTGTCCCGGTACAAGAGATGCTTCATCTACATCAAATACTACATTACCAGCTAATGCTAGATTGTCAATAGCCATTCTTACATGACCGTTCATTAGTAGTTGAGCATCTTCCATATTCTCTGGTATACCAATACCAAACAACTGATATGGATTAATCTCATATGGCGTTGCAAAGAATGGTATACGGTATGGTACAAACGGATTGAGGACTAATCGTAGAACCTCGTTTCCGCAAACCCATACATTGACAGGCACCTCTGCAAGATCGCTGACTTCCATAGGTATGCCCATCTCTTCTACAAGCTTACTATCCATGTTGCCCCAGAACTCAAGCACCTCGTACCTGTCAACGGCAGCAAGGTCTTCCAAGCTCTCTGCACGAATAGTATCTTCAAAGTATTTATCCGTGTAGTTAGGACCAGCATTTAAACAAGTTGCTACAGCTTCAGGATTAAAAAATGGCTTGTCCATTAAGTCCCGCATCTGCGACCTGTTGAGACGGTGGCGTTGTATTACATAGGAACAATCATCCACACTAGTAGCGGTGGGGTCTGGGTAAAAGTTCCAACATGAAACCGACTCAAGGCGTGGTACAAGTTTTTTGTAGGGAGAGTAATTCTTATCGTTATCCCACCTGTGTAAAGTTTTACTTTCATTTAGTGGTCCTTTTACAATACCCGTGCCAAGAAGGGCGCACTCAAACAGTGAGTGACGCAGTATGTTTGTGGCGTTGTTCTCATGTAACTGATCATGAATTAGCTTTTCCATGAGCCGTGCTGTTTCGCGTGAAGGAGATATCTGAGGCTCACCCAAACGGCTTGGGCCTTCCTGTAGATCAATACCCTCATACTTTTCAGCTAGTCCACCCAGCGGAGAAGCCTGAGTAGCCCCCGGTGGCATCTCACGGCCATCGCCGGGAAAACCGTAGGGGTCCATCATAGGCTCTTCTTGCTGTTGTGGAGGCATAGGAGCTTTGCTTAGATGTGCAAACTCCGCTACACCTTCAGGCACTGGGCTAGGCTCAACGACAATCGGGAACTTTTTGTTAGCAAAAAGAACATCAATTATCTGCCCATAAGCAGCGAGAACTTTTGTTTTGGTAATCTTAACAAACACTCTACTGTTCTCAGATTCACGGAACTGAGTTGTAGAGTCGTAGATACCTCTGAAGTTTTTGTAGGCTTTTAGCCAGCGTTGTTCGTGTTGATAACGACCATGCTCTGCCTCTTCAAACTTTGACTTAACAGTGCCAACTACGTTTGTAGAAGCTTCATCAACAAAAGCTGCTGCTGTGATATCGCCTAAAGGTGAATCCTCCATAGGACTTTCCTCTTTGCTTAGTAGTCTTTTTCGTCAGCCATGCGGAAGACTGCCGGATCAACCGTGTTGGTCGCTTGACGAGGCATGTCTACCTGTAGCGCGTCACGATCAATCGGGCCGATAAGCATTTGATCAAGACCTTCACGGTAGAGAGAACCTTCAGCCGCTTCGCTGAGTTCACCCTGCTTGCTCATCATACCCATAATGTAATCTGCTCCATACGCTTTCATAGGTTTTCCTTTCTATGTTATTGGTTGTAGAAAGAGGTTCTGCTTTTTACCTCCTCCATAGTTCTACCCCTCAACTCACTCTCTTCAGGGATTAGTTCTTCTCTCTTTGCTTCTTCTAAAAGTCTGTCTTCTTCTATTTCTGAAAATGTGGCTCTAGCAAGAGGCTTTGCTGCAGCCACTTCATCAACGATTGTTAATCCAAGACCAACGCCGGGAATCATAGCTTTAGCTGCCCCTCTGCCACCCTTTTTAATAATGCCCAGTATGCTTTTAGTTTTTTCAGATATTGGCTTTTTAGCCTCTGGCTCATCAGACGAAAGTTGTATAAATTGTGGCTTGTCTTCTTCGGGAGGTGTAAGAAGCCTCCTTGTTTTTTCTGATAGAGGTTCAGCAGGGGGTTCAGAAGCAGCAACTCTCATTTCTTCTGCTTTGACTCTGTTAGCTTCTGCCCTTGCAGCAGCTTTTCTCTGCCTGTCCTGCATCTCAATCTGAGGAGTCATTTTTGTTTGAGCGTATACAGGAAGTGATACTTTTTTAGCCTCCTCTATACCTTTATCAGAGATATCAAGATTGTAAGGGCGCGATCTACTTGGGTCTTCAACAGGTTTTCCATCTTTGTCTCTACCAACTACAACAGGGACACCGCCTCTGTCTTTTATGTCTAGTATTCTCTTGCCTTCCCTAGATCGTCTGTTTCTCCCCGCTTTAGGAATTTGATTAAGTTGTTTATCTAATAACTTTAAGTCCGGGTCAACATCTTGAAGAAACCCGTTGTCATACAAAAACTGTTCATAAGCTTTATATTCAAAAAGTCTTCTATCTGTACCTTCAATGCCGTCAGGGAAAGCCTGTCTAATATACCTACTTACATCCTCCACTCTATCTCTATTTGCCTTTTTAAAAGCGTCAAACCTTTTATTTAGTTGATATATCGCCCCTTGCACATTTACATTTTCTTCTTGCATCATCTTTAATATAAGACCGACACCTCTATCGGTTATAGTGATAGGTTTTCTGACGCCTAATTTTTTTAACTCAGCTTCTGTCAAATCGGTTGGTTTTTTTGAAATTTCCGTCATACTTAGTAACCAAACGTGGAGTCAAAAGGTTTTGGCTTTGCTTCTTTCATCTTGTTCATCATAGAGTTGATGGTTAGATGTCCTCTTGCGCGAGTCATACACATGTATCGCAAAGCATCGTAGGCGTGGTCATCTGCTTTTGTATCTACATCTTCAGGGTTTGTCTTTGATAGTGGTAGCCCTGAAAGAGTACGTATCAGATGTGTACAGGTTGAGAGTATTTTTATTTTTGGTTCTTTTGTAAACTCATCTACCTGCAAACGCCTATGTAGTTCTAACTTACCTGCAATTCTGTTTCTATCTGATGGAGTAAACCTAGCTCCACAGCGTATAAGAGTTTCAGCGATTGAGGGTCCAGTGCCTGTTCTGTTCCAACAAGAAGAGTCAAGCACTGAGTAGTACATACCGGGATCGCCTCCTTCTAGATTTACAATTATGTTAGCTAGAGTTTCTGCAGTCTGCCCCTTGCCGTAAAACTCTCTGTAAATCCAAAGCGTGTCATCCCAATCAACTGCGCCCCACAGAACACAGGAGGGGGCGGCATACCCGTAGTCTGCTGCACGAAGGCGTAACCAGCCGTGGGGTATCTGTGCCTGTGAGGCTTCCACAACGTGAGTGTTGCGGGAAAACTCTGGGAACGCCGCTCCCTCTGCGACATCCCAATCCCCTTCTAGAAGTCGCCTTCGCTCGACCTCTGGGAGCGACCTCAACATGGCTTCGTATTCACCAGTTTCAG